CAAAGTATCTATGCTTTTCGTGGAGCAGTTCAAGAAGGGATGAACCAGATCGAGGAAAAGTTCGACTGCACCGTCGCGGACCTCAGTGTCAGCTTCCGCTGTCCAAGTGCGATTGTTCAGCATCAAACTCGAAACCCTAAGCTAACATGGAGTAGAGAAGGTGGAAAGGTGGTGGGCCTTAACAATCTACATCTTGACGATCTCCCAGACGATGCTGTTGTTATTTGCCGCAACAATGCTCCTCTTTTCGGACTGGCTTTACGCCTCTTGGCTAGTAAGCGCGGCGTTAGCGTTACTGGTACTGATATTGGTGCCAAGATTGTCAATATAATGAACAAGCTCGGGCCAGATAATCTAAAACAGGAGCAGGTACTGGATGCGATCGAAGCATGGCGGCAAGAAAAGCTGGCCGTTCAATCGACCACCGCCAGCGACACGGCCGATTGCATGCGGGTATTCGCCTGCTTTGGCAAAACGCTCTCGGAAGCTACCGGATATGCCGAGTACTTATTCAAGCAGCGGGGTGCTATTACGCTCACTACAGGGCACAAGGCAAAAGGCTTGGAATGGGAAAGGGTATATCACTTGGACCCTCACCTTATCAGAGTCGATAAAGAGGAACAGGAGAAAAACCTTTCCTACGTCATTACCACACGTTCGGCGAATGAGCTATACGAGTTCGAGAGCAAGGACATCGTCTCATGATCAGATGCCCCTATGGCCAATGCACGATGGTCAACCTATGCAAAGGCAACCACTGTGTTCGCAAAGCTCTCGACGATGCTGGATGGATAAAAGGCGAAGATGGCCAGCTTACGAAAAAGGAAGTCAAATGAGCCTAACAAACTCAAGAATATCGTACGAGGACTGCTATCAAGTCCTGGACAAGGCCCTTGACGCACAGGATGGCGTGAGGGTTGGGTTTGAGGATCATGAGCAGGCAAAGTTCTATCAAATGAGGATGAACAAGGCGAGGCAATTAGATCGAAGGTTTAATGAAGAAAGATATGAGAACCTAGACGATCCAAGACGGCAGAGGAGTGAGTACGACGGCCTCACGATACGTCTTAGACAAGCTAGCGGCGTACATTGGGTTTACATCGAAAAGCGGCAGGTACCGCAGCTTATTGAGGAGATTAAGCTGGAGGACGAAGTCGACACTAGACCAATAAGACAGATCGCATCATACCGGAGGTTCTAATGCCTGAAAACACCATCGACGAGCTAATGCGCAGACCAGCGACTGAATGGAAAGGACCAAAGGACCCGGATTTAGAGCAATTAATCAACTACCTTCGCCAGGATCGAATGAAAGCGGACACTGGAAGGAAGGCCAAGCGATCTGAAGTAGCGGAGCAAGTTGATCCCGATCTATGGAAGATCGTGGCTGAGGGTAGGAAGATCGTTAAGCCGAAGGCGTTTAGGAGGTTTTGATGAGACAGCACCTTGAACACCTCAAGTTCAAAATAGAGCATATAGATTACGGCAATCTATATGAAGCGGTTACTGAAATAAAGGAGGTACTAGTCGAGATAGTCACGCAGTTAGAGAGTTCCTTACCAATAGATCGGACAGACGATGCCTGATAGCTCACTTAGCCGACTGGGAGATTAAGGCGATGGAGCAATATGCAAAGGAAGAACGCAATCAAGTTGAACTCTCACCATTTCTCTCCGGCACTAACGTCCAGTACGCCTACGACTCGACCTCGCTCGGCTACCTCAAACGCTGCCCACGCCTTTATCAATACATGATGATTGAAGGGTATGAGAGTAAGGACGAGTCTGTTCACCTACGCTTCGGCATCGAATACCACGACTCACTTCGTGAGTACGAAGTGCTTATGGCAGATGGATACAAGCACGACGAGGCGCTTGCTGAGGTCGTATACCACCTTCTTCAACGCACCGCTGACTGGGACCCCAACCGTGACACACCAGCAGGAAAGTTCAAAAACCCCGAAACTCTCCTCCGAACCGTCGTGTGGTACCTGGATGAGTTTGAGCATGATGAAGCCAAGACCGTTCGATGGAAAGATGGTTCTCCCGCTGTGGAGCAAAGCTTCCGGTTTGAGTTGGACTGGGGACCGGAGACTGCGCGTAATGAAAGAGGGCATTGGCTCCCAGACCAACCTTACGTTCTTTGTGGGCACCTAGATAAGGTCGTGGAGTATCAGGGTGAGAAGTTCGGGATGGATCACAAGACCACTACGCGACCACTCTACTCAAATTACTTCAATCAGTACGAACCTGAAAACCAAATGACGCTCTATACTCTCGCGACAAAGATCATCTTCAACACACCAGTTAGAGGGATGATAGTCAACGCGGCGCAAATTGGTGTTGGGTTCTCTCGGTTCGCTAGAGGGATTACTTATCGTACTGCGGATCAGCTTACCGAATGGTTAGTTGATCTAAAGCACTGGCTTAATCTCGCTGAGCATTACGCGAAGGAAAACTACTGGCCACAGAACGATACCGCGTGCGATAAGTACGGTGGTTGTAAGTTTAGAGAAATCTGCTCACAAAGCCCAAAGGTCCGAGAGAGGTTGCTCGCTGCCAACTTCACCAAACTAGATGAGAGTGAAAGATGGAATCCTTTAAGAACGCGTTAAGATATCGACTAATCGGTCCAAAGGCCCAGGTAATCAAGGTCGAGAGAGGACTAGAAGGCATGAAGATACATATGAAACTGGGGCCGGTTATCATGATCTGGGACGCACCAGTACCAAAAGCTGACGTTCGCGAAGGTGATCTTTTAACCCTGTGCACGGAGGTGCTTGTCAATGCCGAGCCTGCTCCAACATCAGTCCAATAAGTACGTCAAGATGCTTCTCATGGGCGATCCAGGGACCGGTAAGACCGGCTCTTGCGCATCGCTTCTTTCCCTCGATCTGAAACTCCGTTTCTTGGACCTGGACAATGGACTGGATAGCTTCAAACAGTTTGCTCTTAGGGACTACCCCGACAAGGTCGAGGGTGTCGAATATCGTACTCTCAGAGACAAGTACAAAGCTACGGCCCTTGGACCGATTGTTACCAGCCCAAGGGCATTCGTGGACACTATCAAAATGCTTGATAACTGGAAGTATGATGATATTGACCTGGGCTCACCGTACGAGTGGGGACCGGACTGTGTGCTTATCCTTGACTCTACAACTCTCCTCGGAGACGCTGCGTTCGCTTGGGCTGACCCGCTCACTCCTAGGGGGAAGCAGAGTGGTGAAGCAGATAAACGGCAGACGTATGGGATCGCACAGGGGGCTATACGCAATGTACTCAAGCTACTTACATCGGAGAGCTTTCAAACGAATGTCATCGTGATTTCTCACGTTCGATATATCGATACGGAAACTGGAAGGAAGGGGTATCCGACTGCGGTTGGAGAGGCCTTATCCACACAAATCGGCCAGTTGTTTAATTCCATTGCCCTTTGTCAAACACAAGCAGGAGGTAAGCGGACGATACAGACAGCAGCGACGGCAATGATTGATCTAAAGAACCCAAAACCGTTCGAGATGGAGCCAAAGTATCCATTGGAGACTGGTCTTGCGGATTTCTTTAAGGTTTTAAGGGAAGGTAAAGATGAAGCTAACACCTCTAGAAAGATTGGAACTAGCCATAAGGAGAATAATATCCCGGATGCAGACTACCGGCGCACCCGAGTGGTTCAAAGAACTGGCAGATGAACTGGCCAAGATGCATACCGACGATAGGGAAAGGAACGATTTAGATGCCTAGAGGCGTATATAAGCGAAAGAAGTATCTAGCATTTCGTCGTCAAATGGAACCAACAGAGGAGGAGAGAACCGACACCAAAAAGCAGATGCTAGTCCAACAACTCATATCCAGCATCCAAAACCAACTCAACCTACTGAGAGAAATCACAAATGGCTAAACCAGAGTTCACTTCCGTACTCGACCAAATGCCCGACGAGATTGAGAGGCCGAAGCCTCTTCCTCCAGGGAGTTACGTTTGCCTCATCAAAGAGCGGCCGGTGCAGGACAAATCCTCGCGGAAGGAAACGCCTTACATTCGGTTCGCTCTCCATCCTGTCGAAGCTCTTGAGAACGTCGACGAGGACTGGCTCAATGAAGCCCTGACTCGCGCGAATGGTGAGAAGAAGAAACTCTCCGATATGACCATCTTCGCTACGTTCTACGACACACCTGACGCAGGCTTCATGCTCAAAGAGTTCCTGCTCAATGACTGTCAACTTGAGAATACAGGGACTATTGGGCAGATCATGAATAATGCGGTCGGTTGTCAGGTGATTGCGACTATTAAGCACAGGAGTCTTGATAACAATACGTTTGTTGACCTAAAGTCAACAGCGCCAGTCAATCCTCCTGAGAAGAAGGTAGCAGCAAGGAGATAAGCGTCGACTCACGACGCTTAGGCGGGGCTGGACCTTTTAATCCCGTGGGGTCCGGTCCCGCCACCTAAAGGGGTGGAGATGACAAAGATCGTATTCATCGGAGAGAGTTGGGGAAAAGAGGAAGAGGTTGCTCAAGCTCCGTTCGTTGGTACGTCGGGGAAGATGTTGAGACGAATGGTGGCTTCTGCCGGGATAGATATAAGCCAGTGCCACTTAACCAACGTATTCAACTTCCATCCAAGAGGAGATGACATTGACGAAGTTTGTGGCCCGCAGTCCTCCGCACTGGCCGGTTATCCAGCCCACCATGGAGCCAAGTACGTTCACCGACTTTACCATCCCGAACTCGATCGTCTCAACCGCGAACTTGCTTTCCATAAACCTAACATTCTCGTTCTGTTGGGTAACACGGCGATGTGGGCTTGCTTGGGCAAAAGTGGAGTTGCCAAATGGAGAGGTACTACCGAGCTATCAACTCACACTTGTCCTGGCATCAAGTGCATCGCAACTTACCATCCCGCAGCAGTTACTAGAGAGTATTCACTCAGAGCGACGGTAGTCTTAGACCTGCAAAAAGCGGAGAGGCAGAGTCACTTTCCTGAACTTAGACGACCGGAACGAGAGTTATGGATCGAACCTACAATAGAGGATTGCTATGAGTTCAAACGTCGCTACATCACTAATGGAGAAACACTTGTTATCGACATTGAGAGCTATCGATCTCAGGTCACGGTTATTGGGTTCTCTCCCAAGCCAGACCTTGCACTCGTGGTTCCTTTCTTTGACTTTAGAAGAAAGGATAGAAGTTATTGGCATACTGCACGAGATGAGTTCGCGGCTTGGACCTTTGTACGTCGAATTCTTGAGAGCGCAGATACAAGAAAGTGTTTTCAGAATGGACTCTACGACATCTCCTTCCTCTGGAGAGCGGTAGGGATTAAGGTGAGGAATGCTACGCACGATACCATGTTGCTCCATCATTCATTGCAACCTGAGTCGTTAAAGGGCTTAGGGTACCTTGGCAGTATATATACTGACGAGCGCGCGTGGAAACACATGCGCTCAACAACCATAAAGTCAGATGCATGAGAATAATCAAAACCCACGAACTTCCTTCCTTGGAGGACCTCGATGACTGGACGGCCTCGCAAGTCTACAACGGACTCGACTGCTGCGTCACTATGGAAGTCCTTAACGCGATTGAGCCTCAGCTTGATGAACATACTCAAGGTACATATCTCTTTGAGAGAGAACTTCAAGGTCCGATATTAGAAATGAGGTTAAGGGGCGTTGCAATTGATCTTGAACGACGTGATCAAGTTATCGAAGAATATGCAGACACAGTTGATCGACTCGAACAGCAACTTGAAAGAATAGTAGGAGAAGCTTATGACCTTTGGGGATGGAATTGGCGAAGCACCAAAGACCTCCGACATATCTTCTTCGACCTTCTCAACATTCCTAGAGGGGTCAAAGGCTCGGTTGATAGGCATGCTCTGGATCGAATTAACTCTTACTTTGTGGCAAAGCCTATCGTCTCTCACATCATCGCTATGCGAGAGTTGCAGAAGAAGATCGACGTCTTACAAACGGAGATAGATCGAGATGGAAGAATACGAACCTCATATAACATTGCTGGAACGAACACAGGACGACTTAGTTCGAGTTTCTCTGAGTTCGGGACAGGTACTAATCTTCAGAACATCGAAGAGTCTCTCAGAAGCGTTTTTGTCGCTGACTCCGGTTATAAATTGGCTT